AAGAGGTAGTTCATCATATAGATGGAAACCACAATAATAATAATCCTGATAACTTGTATATTATGTCAAGTGGAAGCAATCATACAATTTATGAACAAAATCTTCTGAATACTTATTATCGGTGGATAAAGGCAGAATATACGAATAAGCCGACAAAGCAGGCAAATAAGCAGGAAAAGGAACAAGAAGTTATAACAAATAAGCCAAAAAAGGTTATAACACCTAAAAAGCAAAATTTGATAATAAATTAGGAATATGGAAATGAAAATAGATTTAGAAAAACCAGTCCAAATCGTATATGGCAAAAATAAAGACTATTATATTGTGAATATCAGAAAGATTAAGAAGAACAAGGATTTTGAACATAATAGGGGCAGGAAATATGAAGATTTCAGATAAAAAACTTCAGGATAAGATAAAATGGTATCCCCATTCGGGTCAGGAGCAAGTCCTTAATTGTAAGAACAAAGAGAAACTGATACGGGCTGGCAGGGGTTGGGGTAAGAGTGCTGTTTGCGGATATACGGTTGTTAAGTTCTTTTTAGAGCAATTAGGAAAAATCAGACGGGGAGAAGGAGATGAGTGTAAGATATGGATAGTTGCTCCCACTTACGAATTAGCGGGCAAGGTCTTTGAATATGTGGTTAAGTTCCTTCTTATCTTTGACAAGAAGTTCAGCAGTTATATCCAGAACAGACCGATTCCCCAGATTAGAATGGCGGAATCTATCTGGATTCAATGTAAGTCCGTTACAGAGCCGTCTGGGTTGCTGGGAGAGCGACTTAATCTTCAGATAGTAGATGAAGCACCTTTAATTCCAGAGAAGATTTATTTCCAGTATTTAAGACCTTCGGCAGGAAAAGGAGATGTCATTTATATCGGGACTCCCAGAGGAGAAGGCTGGTTCAAGAACAAGTATTACATCTTAAAAGAACAGAATGCCGCTTTTCATTACCTGTCATCTCAGGGAGTATATTATGATGAGGCAATGATAGAGAAGGAAAAAGAGTTCTGGCCTGAGTTACTGTTCAGACAGGAGTTCTTTGCCGAGTTTGTATCAGAAGCAGGAACTGTTTTTCGCAATTTAGATGATATTATTGTTCCGAATATTTGCAGAGATGCCGAAGCAGGTCATTTCTATGTAATGGGAGTTGACCTGGCAGAAACAGAAGACGCTACCGCTATTACGGTAATGGACAGGGACACTAAAAAGGTAGTCCATACCGACTGGTGGAAACAAAAAGATTATCCTTTACAGAAACAACAGATTATAGCCAAAGCCCAGAGATACAACAATGCTCGGATAATTATGGATACAACTGGCGTTGGAAAGCCAATTTATGAGGATTTACAGCAGGCTGGTGTCTTTGTAGATGACTTTACTTTTACAGGGAAATCAAAAGAAGAACTAATGGGGAAGTTAATAGTTTATATTGAGGAGAAATATATCAGGATACCAAACGAACAGAGATGGATAGATGAATTGAAGGCTTACGAGTATAAATATAGAAATCCCAAAACAGGATTACCTTACAAGAATATAAAATACGGTCCTGCCCCAGGTTATCACGATGACTGTGTAGATTCATTGGCTTTAGCAGTATGGGGTCTTAACCCAGGCAAACCAATATTTGCCGACCCGATAGCCAGGGAATTATCAAAGGTCAGAATTAACAAACTTAAATCATTTATATAATGCCTTATAAAAGAATAGGAAAAACAATTTATACAAAAAAAACAGGAAAGTGGAAAAAGAAGCAAACCACAGGAAGTGTAGCCAAAGCTGAAAGGGCTTTGAAACTTCTGCGTGGTTTGGAAGCAGGTTCTATTAAGCCGAGGGAAGTCGGCAAGGGAAAATTCGCTAAAGGAAAACGAAAAAAATGACAAGAGACGAAATACTTAAAAAAATAACAGATGAAATAAAATATTGTGAAGGTGTAGATTTAAAAATCAATCCTCCCTACGCTTCAACTCAGCTTAATGTTTTGGATTTAGCGGATAAGTATATGAATTCAAGATACAGGGATAGCGGGGTTGATGACTTTGGTCAGCCCAAGCCGTTTTACAATATAGTTTCCGTTCCAGTTGAAGTGGCGGGCAAGATGATAGATTTAGATACAAAAGACATTGAAATAAAATCAGAAGACAATAACTACTGGGCTGCCTGGGTTATGGGAAAAGAACTTCAGTTCTGGATGAAGGATAAGTATTTCGGAACACAGCTTAATGATTTCAGCTATTACTTGCCCAAAGACGGGCATTTAGTTGTTAAAAAAGTGGATGATGATGTTTTGGTAGTTCCTCTTATGAACCTGCGGTTTAGACCAGATGCTGTCAGCTTAAAAAATGTTCCTATAATAGAAATACACAAATATCAGTCAGATGAGTTTATCGCCGAAGCAGAAAAGAGAGGCTGGGACAATTACAAGAAAGTAGAACTATCAAAAGGTATTTCTGATAAAAAGATAGATGTTTTTGAAGCATACTTTCCATTCGGGTTGGGAAAATATAATTATTTTATTGTTTCCTATGACGGACAAGTTCTGGCTTATGCTGACCTTGACCAATCTCCTTACAAGGGTCTCCCTTGGAAAGAAATAAATGGCAGAACATTGGGCAAAGGAATGGTTGAAGAATTGTTTAACGAGCAGATTTACCTGAACAGGATGGCTACTTATAAAGCAAACGGACTTTACTGGACTTCAAAACACATATTCCAGACAAGGGACAATACAGTTGCTAAAAACCTGATGTCTAACATTGATGATGGTGAAGTAATGATAGTCAATCAAGAAATAGCAGCAGTTCCTATGGAAGAAAGAAACCTCTCTTTTTACAATTATGATGAAACAAAATGGGAAGAGAATGCCTATAAAAGGACATTTGCCAGAGAACCAATTACGGGCGGCAGAGCCCCATCTGGAACTCCGTTAGGTTCGTCTATTTTACAGGCAAGGATGGCGGCAGGTTTTTACGAAAAGAAAAAGGAGAACTTGGGCAATTTTGTAAAAGAAATACTCTGGGATTGGATACTTCCAGAGTTTAAAAAGCAAAAAAGAGGAGAACACAGAATACAGATAAAAAACCTTTTAAGCGATGACAATAATTCGGAGAAGTTTTTTCAGATGCAGCTTCACGACAAGATGAATAAGTTGAGAATGAAAGAGAAAAACAACCTGTCTCCCGAACAATGGGAAATAAGGAGAGGAATAAATGCTGAAATGTTAAGGGAAGAAGAAAGAGTAATTCCAAAAGGGATTTATGAAAATCTCAAATATAAACTAAATATCATAATAACAGGAGAAGAAATAGATACTGCTTCCAAATTGACTACGCTTCAAACCATATTCCAGATATTAGGCTCAAACCCTACTATTTTACAAGACAAAAGAGTAAAAAGAGTATTTTATAAAATGATGGACATTGCTGGATTTAATCCGAGAGATATAGATATAGAAGAAACTCCATCAATTCAGGAAAGTATGTCAGAGGCAAAAGCCCAAGTTGGTGGTAGTATAGCCAGACCAGCAGCACCTCCTGCTGTTCCAGCAACATTACAAACAGCAACAGCATTATGATATTTGCACCTAACGAGATTGAATTTATTAAAAGAAACAAACCAGTTATTCAAACTATTTTAGTGAAAAAGCTGGAAGATGTTTTGAACGATATAATATATGAAAAAGATGAAGATAGGGTAAAAGTTTTAAGAATTTGGGCAAAAGAATTAAAAGAACTAAATATCGCTTTAGACAACATTATGAAAGCGAAGTCCGAGAAAAAGAAAGAGAAAGATACAGGGATATAAAGGTTGTTTTTGGGACTAAACCCAATGTAAAAAAAGAATTAAAGAGTAAACTTTTAAAAAACAATGGCAGATTTTATGGAAAAGGGAGAGCTTCCGTCAGACGGAAGTAATCCATTGGAGAACGAAACTCCTAAAAACGAAGGGGAGAAGGAAACTCCTGAAAAAACCGAAGGGGAGGAGACCCCAGAAACTCCGCAGGAAGAAAAACCTGAGGGCGAAAAGCCTGAAAAATCAAAGGAACTGCAGTCTGCTCTTGCTCAAAAAGACCACTGGCGGAAAAAAGCGGAAGATGCTGAAAAACAGCTTTCTACCCTTAAAAAGGAAAAACCGCCAGAGTCGGCTTCGGAAGGAGTAAAAGATGAGTGGAAGAGCAAAGTTGAATTCCTGCTTCAGAATCAGGAAGCAAAGTATTCTGAAGAGGAGTTTGACCATATAGCTATTGTCTCTACCCAACAGGACGTTAGCTTGGATGAGGCTGCAAAACAAGAAGATGAATACATCCAGTTCAAGAGGGAAAAGGTCGCAGATAAGAATAAAATTCCTGCGTCCTCATCTTCTGGTGGTTTTTCTGAAAAATCCGAGGAAGACATTAGAAAAATGTCTGAGGAAGACTTTAAAAAGTATTTAGAAGAACAATCAAAGAAAGACACAGGAATGTAGATAGATGGCTTCACAAACTTATGTAATGTTCAGACCCGACATTTGGAGTCCGAGATGCACAGAAGATTTTTACGCTAATCTTAAAGCAGGTAAATTCTTCAGTGATTTCTCAGATTTAGTTGTTGCGGGGGGAAAGACGGTTATAATCCCAACGGTTGGTACTATTTCTGTTTCGGCAGTAGGGCAAAACAGCGGTGATACTCTCGCTTCTGCTATTACTGATACGGTAATTAGATTGGATATTAACCGTTGGATGCATACAGGCAGAAGGTTGTCAGATTTCAATTATGCTCAGATGGCAAGTTCTTACAGATTACAGAAAGAAATGGTAAGTTCGCAAGCTAAATCTCTTGCTGAATTCGTTGATAAAGAGATTTTAGATGCTGGTGCTGGTTTCACATCTCATTACGGAGATTCAACTGACGCATTAGGAACAACCAATATAGAAAGTGCTATTGGTAATCTTGCTGCTTTGAATGTTCCGTTAGACGAATGTGCTTTCTTCCTTCATCCATCTCCTTATTGGGGAACATTGGCAAAAGTTTCCAAATACTACGATGCTTCTATTTATGGCAGAAAGAGAATGCCAAATCAGCCATATACAGAGATTCAAGGTATTTCTGTTTACTTAACCTCAAATGTTGACAAAAACTCTGCAGGTTATAGAAACATTTTAGCCCATAATAGTTCTATCGCTTGGGCTGCTGGAGGTTTGCCAGGTTCAGAAACACAAGGAGTAACGATGACGGTTAAAGATAGCGAGATGTTGAGGAAAACAATCTATACTCAAGTTGCTTACGGAGTAAAGAAAAGGAGAGCAACTGGCGGTATCAGGATTTATTCCAGATAGGGTCAAATTAACAACATAGTTAGTTGTCGCAGGTCTTAATTCGGATATTTAGCAGTCGCAAAATACCTGAAGGAAAGACCTGACGACTGCCGACAACAACAATGAAGATACTTTATTTCGCACATTATCAAGATGAAAGAGTAGATTTGCCAAATGATGAAGTTAAGAAGGCATTGGAAAAAAATCACGAAGTTGTGATGATAAATGAGTATGACTTTGATATGAAACAAGCTGATACTAATCCCAAGATCGTTATCACAATTGCAGGAGAAAAGGGAGAAGGTAAAACTATGTCAGCTATGTCTTTTGTTCGAAAGAAGAAAAGTCTTGTTGCTATACAATTTGATGATAAAGCAGCACCTATCAAAAAGTATTTCTTCGGAGGTGCAGGTGATAGGATAAAGGTTCATAATGGAATCAAACATTGGATTACTGATGTTGATAACATTACAG